TATCGGATATTTGTTTGTCTATCTTTGTAGATACATGTTTAATAAACTTTGTTATCTCCACTAAAAAATACCTTTAAACTTTGTTCCTCTCACCTTAATACCAGTTCTAGCTTTTTTCTTTTTAGCTCTCTTTTTTACTGCTCCACCATCTTTAAATCTGTTTCTAGGCTTTATTTTAGGTTTATTTTTTGAATCATACATTTCTTGCATTTTGCTCATTGGAATATATGTTGAACCAGAATCTTCAATTTTTTGTCTGTATTCACTTTGACTCATACCAGATGGATTAAAAATTAAACCACCTTTTCCTTTTGGTTTGTCTTTTTTAAAACTAGTTAACATTAAAATACACCTTTAAATTTTTTACCACGAATAGCTGCACCAGTTCCTCTAGATGATTTAGTTTTAGCTCTCTTCTTAACCATTCCGCCACCGGCCATTCTGCTTTTTTCCATTTCTTCTTTTACATCACCTGCAAATTTTTGTGCACCTAATGTTCCTGCTGCACCTGCACCTGCTGCTGTTCCTGTTTTTAAAACTTTTGAGCCAAAGCCAGATTTAGGTTTAAAACCTAATTCTTTTAAAACTTTATTTACAAGTTTAGTGTCTCCAGTTTTAAGTTTGTCTACATCAATCCCTATCTTTTTTCCTTTTTCAATAAGTGTTGTAGGTTTTATTTTTTTTGCTCCCATCTCTAATAATTTTGCAAGTAATGCTCTCATTTTATTCTCCTAAATATATTTTTTTCTACCTTTCATCTTAACAAAAGATGATGGTTTGTATGGTTTTCTTTTTCTTTTCTTTTTAACGTATCCACCTTTTTTTAAATTAAGTGCATCCATGTAAGATTTAATTTGTTTTTCTTGTCTTTCTTTACTCAAATCAGAAAAATTTGGATTCATTTTAGTTAATGCTTCTATTGCATCTGCTCTTTTAATTTTTTTCTTTTTTTCTTTCTCTTTGGTTTCTTTTGCATCCAAAGGTATATCATCAATTGATGGTTCTTTTTCTAATGCCTCTTCTACATCTGCTGCACTAGGCTCTTGTGATTGTAGTGCAGGACTTATTGCACCCGCTAATTCACCCATAGAAATAGGAATAGTTGCTCCTGCTGTAATAGGTCTTGCTATGGCTTGATTAGTAATCATTTGCCCTGTAGGTTGAGCCAAATTTTGTAAACCTGTTAAACCTCTATTAAATAAATTTAAACCACCTTGCACAACTCTTTGACCTGTAGGAGAATTAAAAAATCTTCCCGCTCCTCCTAGTGCCGCTATTCCCGCTCCTGCGTATGGTGCTAATGCTAAAAGTGGTAAAACCATTACTCTTTATCCTTCATGTTTTGTTTTGCTATTTCACTCATTGTTTTTTCTCTTGCTAAAGACTTGTTTGCTCTAGCTCTTAGTGCATCTCTTCTTTCATTCGATTCTATTTTAGAAGCATCTAATTGAATATCAGATTCTGCTTTTGCTTTTTCTAATTCTAATTTTGCAATATCAATCTGTGCATCTGCTGCCTCTTTTTGTTCTTGCATCTGTAGTTGTCTGTCTCTGTGGTCTGCTCTTGCTTGAGAGTCCATTACCTTTCTGTCTGCCTCTTGTTTCTTAATTGCTAAATCTTGCATTGCAATTTGAACACGAGGGTCAGCCATTTGTTGTTGCTGTTGTGCCTGTTGTGCCGCTTGTTGATTTTGTTGTGACATTTGCATCGCTGCTTGTGCCTGTAGTTTAGCAACTTGATTTTCCATCTCTGGAGTCATCTCTGGGTACTCTTCATCTTTACCCGGATTAGATTTGTCATACTCTGGAGCAGGTGGTAAATCTGCACCGCTTTGCGTCATAACAAGTGTTCTATACTTGTGAGCCATGTGCTCTTGAATATGGGATAGAATAGTTCCTGCTAATGCTTGTGCAAGTTGTGGTGACTGTGGAGTCATAGTAGGGTCACTCAGCATTGCTTGGTGAACCGCTATGTGTGCATCGTGGTCTTGTGCTGCAAATGCTTTCACTGGTCTGCCATACATCATTGCATAGTTTTCTGTTGCAGGGTCTTTTCTTTTTGCACCCATTTCTGGTAACAGTATATCATCCACATTTTTAACATCGAGAGCCTCATACAATCTTTTGTATGCCTCTTTCATATCGTGTATTTGTGGTGCTGCTGCTGCCGCTTGTAGTTGTGTTTGTGCGAGTAAAACTCTTTGTGCTGTAGAAAAAATATTAGGGTCTGAAACTGGTAAAATATCTATGTTAGAATCAAAATCTTTTTTAAATATAAATCGACTGTCGCCTTTAATCCTGTATGGATAATAGTCTGGCATAAAGTCTTGGTTAATTCTTGCAATAACTTTAAACTCTTCTCTTTGTGCTTTGTGTAGTCTCTTGTGAATAGAAGACATTACCTTAATGCCTTGTTCTAATAAAGCTATCGTTGTTCCTACTGGTGCATTTGAGTTCATGTCACCAACTTGTAAATCAGTAATTGCAGCTAGTCTTCTACCCTCTTGTGTCATGGAACCAAGAAGAGCAAATAAAGTTTGCGATGGTTCTTTAAATGGTAGAGGTACAATTGATTTGCGGATATCTTCTCCGTATCCCTCTACATCTCTAAACTCACCAAAACCTACAGGTTGTTCTCCCTCTACACGCATGCCTCTAGCTTTAAAGCCACCCGGTAGATTGGAGAATTGACCTGCATCAACTAAAGAGCGAAGTATAGTTGTGACTGATTTCTGTAAGTTACCTAGTAAGTGTACATACCCTAAACCATAAAAACCAAATCCCGGTAAGAATTTGTAATGTACAAAGTGTTGTATTCTTTTAAAGTCTGGGTCATCATCTTCAAAGTTTTCTCTTATAGATAAAACTTGTTGAGTCTCTTTGCATATAGAAACAATGTACGGACACGCAAAATCTTTTTCATATCCGGGCACATCTAAATCAACATGCATTTCTAAAATAGTAAATCTACCATCCTTTTGATAATTTTTTGATGGTGTAATACCTTCTATGTCTTGTATTTTTTGAGTTATATCGTTTGAGTCATCCTCTTCTGGATTCATATCGGTATCCATTTCAGCATAGAAACCATTTGCAATTTTCTTTCGCAGTTCATTTTGTGTCATGCGAATGATATGCGTATATCTACCAGAGGTTCTTAAATCTGTTGTATTGTACGATATAACAAAATCGGTAATTGGTATAAACTTTGATACTGGTCTTTTTAAACTTTCATCGTAGTATATTTTTTTAAAACAACTACCAACAATAGGCAGATAAAATAACATTTGGTCAAAGTCATCAAAGTATTCTTCCATTGTTTCGGTGAGTTGATAATTCATAAACTCTTTAATTCTATTAGATTGTCTAACAGAATCTTCTGTTCTCTCACCGACTATCTGTGCCTTGACGGGGCCACCAGATGGAAATAATTCTTTTATAGCTTGCGACTGAAACTGGACTGCTCCCTCAATCATCATTGGATGATGTGCTGAACAAGCACCCGGAAAAGGTTTAGTCGTATCTTCTATTTTTAGTCCAAGTAACTCCATACCCTTCTTGATGGTATCCTCGTAATCTTTACGACTACGAACATCTGCTTCAAAAGCATCAATTAACTCACTAGCAATTTCGTCTAGTGTGTCATCATCAAGTTGGTCTACCAGATTGTCTGTAATTATTGGTTGGGGTTCTACTTCACCCTCCGCAACAATCGTAACCTCTTCTTCAATCAAAGGGTTTACTGGCTCTAGTGGAGTTATTGCCATTTAGAAAGTTCCTTTAAATTTACCGCCTCTTTTAGCTACACCCATACCTCTAGATTTTTTAGATTTAGATTTGGCTCTTTTCTTAACCATACCACCATCTTTCATAAAACCCATTTTGTTTCTTACAGGTGTTGGAAGTTTTGATAAACCTTTATTGTCTGCCGGAACTGGTTTTAGTCCAGAACCAACGGGGCCACCTTTAGCCATTTTAAGACCCATGTTTTTTTTACGCATCTCCATCATGCCGCCATCTGCTTTTTGATTACCTGTAAAGGCTTCTCCTATTTTTTTTACTTTATTGTATAATGGTTTACCATACTCGTTTACAAAGTTTTTGGGACTTAAAGGGTCTTTACCCTCATCAATCATTTTCTTTCTGTAATCGTTTAATTCTTTTACAGTTAAACCTATACCAGTAAGTTTTAATCCTTTTTTAAATAAAAATTTTAATGGTGTTGTTACTATTCCCATTTTATGCTCCTATATTCTTCATGTGATTTGCCATTTCATTCGCTCTGTTAGGTGTCTGCTTTGCCCAACGGGAGTCGAGCATTTCGAAACTCGCACCCACCATATTTTCTTCTGACAAACACTTCCACATATTGCGGAACTTGTTAACCCCTGTGGGGCCCAATTGAAATACCATCTCTATAATTATATTTTTTGCTTCTTGCGGAATGCCCTCGCATCCATTGTCCTTGCAAAGTCGGTTTGCTGCCTCTTCCGCTTTTGCAAAATCTTGTTCAAATACTCGGTCTAACTGAGCATCTGGATATTCTTTATCATCCTCCCACCAATCCTCTACACATAGATGTCCATAACCGATAGTTCTTTTTCCTAGCGTGTCCTTGTATACTTTGTTTCTGAAACCTTCGTGCTTTTTAATTGATTCTTTTACATTCATTACCAGTAACTCCCTTTCGGCCCTGTCGGCTCTTCAAATGGCATATCCTGTGGATGTGATACCATAAACCCTTTTC